AAAGTAATGAGTTGCGATAGCGAGGATCTTTATTGCTACGAGTGCGGATCGGAACTTGATGACCTCGCGAAGTGCGGCGGATGTGAAGCTCAAATGCTTCCATTTGAAAAATTCTGTTCAAAGTGCGGAGTAAAAAATAACCACCCACAAAATGGATGAAAATAAATATCTACTAACACAGATACAGGAACATCTTGAAAAGCTCGACCAGGAATACGAGCATAAAAGGACTTCTTTCTGGGCTACTGATTGTGAGAAGCCTTTGTTTGATCTCTACCATTCCTGGGTTGGGACTAAACCCACAAACCCTGTTGACGCTGAAAAGCTGACAATGTTTAGTGCCGCAAAGATGACTGAAAGGGCGTTGGTTGAAACTCTTGATGGTATGGGGTTATTGCAAGAGGTCGGCGAGGATCAGCAAAGAATAGAAATGAGTCGCTATGGCGTACCTGTTACGGGCTATCTTGACGGACGATTCAAAGAGGGGTACCCGTTGGAGGTAAAGACTTACTATGGAATGTGTCAGGCGAAAGAACTAAGGGAAGGGAAGCCAAGAAGCTCTTACCTTAAACAGTTGGCGGTGTATATGGATGCTCTCAATGAGGACAAAGGAAAGCTGATTTATATGGACCGGGGTACTGGTGAAATGCACGAGTTCACTTTATTGCGAGTTGGACCTTTGAAGTTTAAATGTATGATGGTTGAATTCGACTTAGAGGAAACTTATAAAAGATGGAGCAATCTATACAACGACCACGTTATTCCGAAGAAAGAGCCCGTGAGTGAATTCCGATACAAAATCCCTGTCAACGAGGTTGATTGGAAAAGTTTGAGTAAGGCTGATATTGGGAAGGCTCGGAACAACAAAAAAGTTATTGGAGACAGTTGGCAAGTAGCCTACTCCTCTTATAAGAACTTAATCATAGAGCGAGAAGGTACTTGTATAGGGTACAGCGATACAGAACTCGCACAAATTCAAACTCTTACTAAAGGATTTACTAACTGGAAATAATATGAAAAAAATCAAGATAGACAAGATCTACCGCAACGACACAAAACAGGATGGCTCAAAGTATATGAGCAAGACTGGCAAGCCGTTCAAATATGTAACTATTTACACTACTGGAAAGGACGGAAAACAGCACAAACTCTCGAACTGCGACTATGATGAATGGACTGTCGATTTCCACGAGGGGCAGGTTATAATGGTAACAGTAGAAAAGAGTGGAAACTTTATAAACTTCTCTAAGCCTACAAAGACAGATGAGTTGGAAGTGAAGGTTGAAGATCTGCAAAAGCGAATCGAAGCGTTGGAAAGAGGACAAGGGGTGATGAACCCCGCCTCACCGCCCGCATCGGGATATACCACCCAAGCAAAGGCGGAGATTGACAAAGGTGTTGCAACTGTGACTGATGATCCGCCACCAGAAGCCTATGCAGACGGTCCGGAACCACCAATGGAAGAACCAGGGGAAGAACTTCCCTTCTGATAATAACCAAATCACATATGACACTTGAACAACTTTATACAATCAGCGAACTATCAACTGCGACTTGGTTTCCTTACAGGGATTCAATGATTAGGCGGATGATAAAGTCTGGGAAGCTTAGGTCTAAAAGAACAGACGGCGGAGCCTACCTAGTGCCAAAGTCTGCTATTGATGAATTTCTCGCTAGATTGGATTATAACATTTAACATCTTAACCTCACTATGGGACAAGTACATATCGAAAAGAACGGCAAAAAAGAAAGATACGGGCAACTGGATTATTCAGGAATTTTTACCCGACACGTGCCGACCAAAGACGTAATACTAATGGATCGTAGCCTTTCGCTTGAAAAACAACTAATAGAACAGTTAAGACGAAAGGAGTGCCAGGTCTTGCAGTTGATTGTAACGAGTGCTGGCAGGAGATTGTTTTATCGGATCGCTTTTGAAAAGGCTGTTGAATTAGCCCAGGAGCGTGGCGAGCTAGAAGGTGGCAGGTTTCGGGTTCGAGTTGACGACTGCCGGATGGTAAACAATATCCCTGTTGTTTCGACAGCGATTAAAGAAATGAAAGAGGTAAAAGTTGAAGTGCCAGAGCCAGTCAAGGTGTCGGCTCAACAAAAACTATTTGAAGTAACCCCCCAAAGGTATGATCACTAAATTTGAATTACAAGAAAGGCTAATGCAGATTCCGCAGGATATTGACCCTGCTCTTGATGAGTATGTGAGGACTAAAGTCCAATATGAGAACCTAAAGAATCAGCAAAAGACTGTCCTGGCAGGGTGTGAAATCTCCTATACAGGGACGGAGGCGGAGAAAAAAAGACGTGGTTTATCGGATGTGATTTATAAGAACCACTTGGAAGCTCAAGGTAAAGCTCAAAATGAGTATCTAACAGCCTGGGCGAAGCTTGAGAAAGTAAAGACCGACCTTGCTTGTATGCAAAGCATTAACAAGCTAGAAGTCGCTACTATAAATATTGACCAAATAGGGTAGGCAAATCTATACAAAACTATACAAATCTATGCAAAACTGCACAAACCTATACATTTACCCCACGCATAAAAAATGACAAATGAGCAATTCGATAAAATTTATAGCAGACTGGGGTGGATTCTATTCCTAGCAATTATAATTTTAATATCTCAATAACCAAAAACGTATGTCTGAAATCAAATTGGGGGACGAAGTGCAGGATGTAATTTCTGGCTTCAAAGGTATCGCCATTGGCAAGACTAAATGGCTTCACGGATGCGACAGAATCATTATCGCTCCTAGGGTCGACAAGGATGGCAAAGTCGGGGACAATCACAGCTTCGATGATGCCCAGGTGAAGGTGCTTAAAAAGAAGAAAGCTCCCCCTAAAAAGAAAGCGGCAAAGAAGGGTGGCCCAAGAATGACACCTCGACAAAAAGCAACACCAATTAGATGAAAGATGAAGTGAAACACGAGTATGCGGTGAGCTTAGAGGGGAAAGCGAGAGCGGCGTTAAATGAGCTGTATCGACTCAAAGAGCATAAAAGGATCAAACATATCATAAGCGACTGCGGCAGGGCTTACGCCTCAACTGGCAGGGGAAAGAATTACAACCTGGATGCCCCTGTAGAGAACCCGGTCAAGCCAGAAACGAAAGCAAGATTGGATAAAAAATACTTAAATAAACCAAATGAAAAAACTAATAAAGATGGAGTGGGCGATCGGGGAGGGTGTTCTGGTCTCCTTCCAGTCTCGCCGAGAGACAAAGGGGTGCAGCGTGGTATTGGTCAAGGAAAAGAAAAAAATACAACTCACTCCAGAAGAAGCAAGGGAGTTGAAGAACATATTTGAGTCAACCAATTACATTTTTACCAGTCAATAATGGAGGATTTTTGGGACTTCCTGTGTAGCGAACTGGAAATACTACAGGATAAGAAAAAACAAGACATTGTTAGGGAATATGGAAAAAGAATTGCCGAACTCCCGATGGGTGTGAGCCAATGGAGGGAGTATGGCAAGAAGTATGCATATTGGAGCTATTTTGAAACAGAAGTTAGAGAGGAGCTGGTTGGAGAACTTTTGGAAAAAGCTCGCGGGGGAGGCAATTGGAGGAGGATTGCTCACCAACTTATTAAAAATTAACCCAAGGTACAAATGGCAATAACACCACTACAAGACTATGAGAAAGCTTGCAACAGACTAAAAGATGCTTTTATAAAAAGTTTATATCCTGACAGTGAAGAAAGAGGGAGAATATTGGTTGATGAAGAAGGGTACTGGATAGGAAATTCTATTGGGGAAGTTTATGGTTGGTGGGACTGGTTCGCACACTCAAACAATATGGCGGATTATTTCAAATACAAACTTACACCTGACGAATTCTTTGATTGGTATGACAGGAGCCTAGAGAAGAAAAGCAGAATCAGTATGAAAAGTTATAAACTCAAGAATCTTAAATTTTAACAACTATGATTAAAGGAACAGAATTGAAATTTGACACACCGCCCTCTGGGGATTTAATAATCCCAGATCCCAAATACAAGATTGGGGACATTGTGATTATGTCGAGCGTTGAGGGGTGCATCTCTCCCTGCCAATGTACGATCCAGAGAGCAAAGCTTACGGATGGGGAATGGCAATACTGGTTTTCTGAAACGTCAGGCTATCACAAAGAATCAATTATCAAGAAAAGTTTATGATAACAGTTGCCCTTACAGATATTGATTATGAACTTGCAAGACAAATGCAGAAGACTATCCTTGAAAGGGAAAAGGACTCTCCGTCTGCTATGGTTGTCCAAAAGCAATGTAACCTTGTGGGGTTTTTGGGTGAGATAGCTGTGAAGAAATACTTTGATCGGATCAAAAAGAAGTATGTCGACTCTGGGATTCAGAGAAAAGGCGGAGATCCGTACGACTTGCTTGTGGATGGGGTCAAGATTGATGTTAAAACCACAAAGAAATTCGATCAGATCGTAATGAATGAATGGCAACGTACCAAAGCTATAAGAGGCAAGGTTGTGCTTGTGGGGGTCAAGCTATATGAAGAAGATTTGAAAGCTGTGATGTTCGGATATGCCTATCCAGAAGATCTCCAAAGGGATGAGGAAAAGGATTTTACCTTCAAAGAGCAGGTCAAGAAAATGTACTCGGTTCCCAATTGGAAATTAAAACAATTCCAGGTCGACAACATAGTCGTTATTTAGGAAATGTGGTAAAATGTAAGCAGTTAGTGGCTGTGCCTTCAGTCAATACAGGACAGGCCGAACCCCAAGCTAAGTTATTGTGATGGTACCTATAATCAGATAACCTCTGGAGAAACGTGCGGACGGCTCCTACTTGGGAGGGAATTTGAGACCGTCTAACCTGGGCTGAAGGCGTAGCCCCTAAAGCGTATAGAAATTCATACAGTTGTATAAAATTTTATACAGTTGGAAGTAACAAGCATTGTTATGCACTCAAAAGTCCCAGAAACGTACGAGAAGATGAAGGGCTACCTTGACTCGGTATTCCACGGAAATTCGATCAATGCGGTTGATTCAGGTTGGAGTATATTCCGAATGATTGACAATAATGAGATTGGGGAAATAACTGTTGCGGCGGCTATAAATGGCACAAGGGTTGAAGTGAGGAGGGTTTTAACAAAAGACTGCGATCCTGATATGGATGCACAATCTATAGTGGGGGAACTTTTAATGAAAATTGACCAAACACTCAATGAAAAAAATGACAAGAATGAAGCTGGCCCGGAAGATCGAGGAGAAGTACTGGAAGCAAATCGTCAAACAAAGGGCGAACTATGTCTGCGAGATATGTGGGAACAGAAATCGCCAGATGCACGCCCATCACATCGAGGGGAAGTCGACGATGCAACTAAGGACGAATCTTGAAAACGGGATTTGTCTTTGTGCGACTCATCACACAATGGGGTTTATTTCGGCACATTCTACCTCTTATAGCGGACAGCAGTTGTTCGGCTTGAAGCTTGAAAAGGTGCGTGATTCTGAATTATTGATGGGGTTGGTGCATATGCGTAATGCTCAGCCAATGTCAATGTTGGAATTGGAAGAACGTCTTGAGCGGTTCAAGGAAATATTGAATAGTTATGAGGATTAGCGTATAATACAGGTATGAGGAACGTTGCTCTTTTGGACATCTGCGATAGAAAGACTGGTGAGGATATAATTAAGCTCGCCTATTCGGAGCAACAGGCTAGTTTGACGAATGTTTTGAAAGATGTGAGCGAGAATGGGATTATAGGCGACAAGATAAAGATTGAGTTCCAGTTAGATACGATGAACCACGAGAGGATTAGAAATTTCCTGTCGATTATGCAATTATATAATTACGCTTTTAAAAGAAAATCTTAACCAGGCTGACAATGTCAAAAGTAAATATAACGCCCAAGTATGATACTCGGAAGGTTGAAGACCTTAAGTTTTATGAAAAAAATGCAAAGAAACATCCTGTCAAGCAGGTCAAGCAGTTGGCTGATGTTATAAGAGAGGTAGGCTTTAAAGTCCCTGTGATAATTGATAAGAAAAATGAAATCATTGCGGGACACGGTAGGGTTATGGCGGCGAAGCATTTGGGGCTAAAAAAAGTCCCTGTTGTTGTTGCTGATGATCTTAATCCTGTGCAGGTGAAAGCGTTTAGACTTGCAGACAATAGGATTGCGGAAAGTGGTGTGAATAAAAAGCTCATAATTGAGGAGTTAGAGGAGTTGGCGATGGAAGGGTATGATTTAAACCTTACCGGCTATAATGAGTTGTTTATGGGTAAAGATAAGCGTGTTGAGGCAGAGGTTGAGTTTACTGCCGAGCTTTTGGAGGAAAATAATTACATTGTGTTTGCTTTTAATAATTCTATTGATTGGAATGTTGTTGCTGATTATTTCGGGCTGGAAACTGTCCAGGCAAAGGATAGCAAAAAGAATTATAGACGAATGGGAGTTGGCAGGATAGTTGATGGCCAGGCATTACTTAAATTTTTAGAATGATAGCTGTACCTTCATACAAACGAGCTTTAAATTGCAAGACTGCAAAATTACTAAAAAAGGCAGTTATATTTTGTCACGAGTTCGAGGCGGAAGAGTATAAAAAACACAACAAGAATGAAATCATTACCATACCAGATGATTTAAAGGGTAAAGGAATGGCAAGGATAAGAAACTACATTTTGGATAACTCTCCTGAAGAAGTAGTAATGATGGATGACGATATAAACCACATAGGGTATTATGAAGGGAATGAAATGATTAAAATGGAGGAAAAAGAAGTTTATGAGCTAATTGACAAAGGTTTCCAAATGTGTCGAGACCTCAAGACAACTCTATGGGGACTCAATCTGCAATCGGACAAGAAGTTTTATCGAGAGTATTCTCCTTTTAGTTTCTCAAGTGTAGTACTAGGCCCTTTCTTTGCTATAATAAAAGACCCACACATCCGATTCGATGAAAAACTCGGATTAAAAGAGGATTATGATTATGCTTTGCAAGTTTTAAATAAATATAGAAAGATATTAAGAATGAACAAGTATCATTACAGTTGCGACCACATAACCGCAAAGGGTGGATGTGCATCCTATCGCACAATAAAAAAAGAAGAAGAACAAGCAATCACCTTTCAAAAGAAATGGGGAGATAGAGTAGTAACGATTAAAAGAAAAACACAAAACGGAAATCTATCAATAAATCCAATAGTACAAATACCAATTAAAGGAATATAATGGCAAGACCACCTAATTGTAAAAAATGCAACAAACCAAAGTCACAATGTAACTGTGGCAGACCACCCTCTATGACCGAAGAGACTATCCAAAAACTAGAGAAGGTTTTTGCTTATGGTGCAAGTGATAGAGAGGCTTGCTTATATGCTGGGATAGCTCCTTCAACTCTTTATGCCTACTGTGCAGGGAACAAAGAGTTTTCGGAGCGAAAGGAGTTGCTTAAGGAAAGACCTGTATTGCAAGCCAGGGAAACTGTAGTTAAAGCCATACAACAAGATTCACATTTAGCATTTAAATACCTAGAAAGGAAAGTAAAGAATGAGTTTAGTAGTAGAAACGAAATCACAGGAGCAGATGGAGAAGCCATTGAAGTCGACCTTATATCGGAAGGGAAGAAACGTAGCAAGAAGTGGAAAGAATCAGAAGTGGACATACAACGAGTGGATGGAGGAACTGATGAAACTGAAGACTGATAAGGATAGGATTGATTTTATACAGGATTCTCTTTCGAACAAGATGCACTTGCACATATTCGGCAGGTACTTTTTTCCACACATAATCAAAGGACAAGAAGAAGTCCCTGAATGCCATCGGGATCTGATCAACGAAATCTCTAAACATAAGGATTCAGCTATCATATTCCCCAGAGGGTTCGCTAAATCTACTTGGATAAAGCTAGATACGATCCACGACATTGTTTATAAGGCCGAACCGGTGGTGCTTTATATCAGTAGCGTACTCCGAGATGCACAGTTTCATTTTGAAAGTATAAAGACGGAACTAGAAAACAACCACTTATTGCTAAAGGTTTTTGGCAACCTAGTTCCTCCTGAAAGTGATATAGGCAGGAAATGGACTAACACTCATTTTGAGACTTCAAATGGCGTCAATGTGGTAGCGAGAGGATCTGGGAAAGGCAGAGGGGTGAATATCAAGAACCAAAGACCCACTAAGATTATTTGTGATGATATTGAAGATGATGAGCAAGTCCGAAGTGCTGATCGCAGACTCAAGCTCGCAGAGTGGTTGTATCACGTTATTTTTCCGTCTAAAGATGCCAAGAGAGGTATGATTAAAATGATCGGGACTGTAATATCCCCTAACTGTCAGATCCTTAAATTTTACAATCAACACGGGGGTATACTTAGAAAAGGTATAGAAGATGGTGAGTCGATATGGCCTCACCTGTTTCCGATGGAGAAGCTGATGACCTTAAAAAAGGAATGGGGATCGAGAGCTTTCTCGCAAGAGATTTTAAATAATCCGATCAATGAAGAAACGGCAATCATAAAACCAGAATGGATCAGTTATTATACCACACTGAAAAAGCAAGAAACAATGAGTTTCGTTTTGATGTTCGATCCACAAGCAGGAGAATCGAAAGATGCTGATGAGTATGGGCTTTGTATAGTCGGCAAGTACCCAAAAGATGAGCATAAATATATCACTAAAATCTCTAAGGGAAGGGACACACAGATCAATCAAGCGGCAATCATAGTAAAAACTTATCAGGAATATCCGCACATACGACTAGTCGGGGTCGAGAAAGTAATGGCTCAAGTTGCTGTGTACCAACTACTGTTAGATTGGAAAGCAGGACGGATAGATTTGCCTGGTGTTGATAATGATAATAGGAATCTTCCGTTGATCCCCGTTGAGCCAGAGGGCAAAGATAAGGTGGCAAGGATGCAAATGCACGAGGCGGAGTTTGAACGAAAAGAGATCCACTTCCATCATACAATGAGCGACTTTGCAGATCGGGTAACTTGTTTCCCACAGGTAGACCACGATGATGATATTGATGCTTTGATCTATGCCTTGCATTATTGCAATAAAACTGGTTTTGCATCAGTAGACAATTCGCGGTATAATAGGGGCAAGACAATCGCTGGCAACCTTACAAAAGTTAAATTTTAGCTCTAAACTTTCAAATATGGCAACTTTAAAAGATGAGAATCCAATGACCCCGCAGGAACTAATTGCGGTTTTAGGCGATTCTGGGACGGAACGATACAGCGGTTATTTTCAAGAAGAACCTAATGCACAATGGCGTGATGATGCAAGGATTGATCGGGTAGAAGAAATGCGGAGAACTGACGGCACGATTAAAGCGGTATTAAACGCGATTAAAGCTCCTATGCTAGCAACGGAGTGGTATATAGATATGCCAAGCGATGAGGCTAAGGATTTGGAAGTGAAAGAATTTGTTGAAGATTGCGTGTTTGGTATGAAGCGGAGTTGGAAAGACTTTTTGCGTGAAGCGTTGGCGTATTTAGATTTTGGGTATTATCCGTTCGAGATTATATACGAGAAAATGGATGGCAAACTTAAGCTGAAAGATTTAGCACCGAGGATTCCTAATTCGATTTTGAATTGGCAACTATCGGATGGTCGCAGGGGTATAGTGCAGTTGATTACTACTGATGAGGTAGACATAT